GATGGTTCTGAAAAGGCCGTAAGGGAATTTCAGAAAAAGACCGGGCTTACAATTGACGGAATCGTCGGAGAGAAAACCCTGCGTAAAATGCGCGAGGTTATTACAAAACAGCTCAACACCGCAAAATCTGCGCTTGGCGCGTAAGGCGGTGGAAAAATGCCAACGGATTTCTGGATTGCCGTCCTTGCCTTATTGGGCACATTAATTGGCAGTGGTGGCGGGATTTTAGCAGCAAATCGCTTGACAAATTACCGGATCAAGGAGCTAGAAAAGCGCGTGGAAAAACACAACAGCGTAGTAGAGCGTATGTACAAATTGGAAAATGTCATGCAAGCACATATCGAATTAAGCTGTGAACAAATTAAAGTAGCAAATCACAGGATAGCGGATTTAGAGGAGGCAAAAAAATGAGCGATAACGTTAAAAAGTGGTTAAAGGCCGCAGGTGTGAGAGCAATAAAAACTGTAGCACAAACAGCTGTTGCAACAATTGGTGTAGCAGCTACGATGGGCGAGGTTAATTGGATAGCCGTAGGTTCGGCCGGTCTGCTGGCCGGTATTTTGTCGTTGTTAACATCCGTCGCGGGTTTACCTGAGACTAAAAATCAAACTCTAGAATAGTAATTTAGTTATGTAATAATGAAACAAGGACGTAGAGTTTTTCTATGTCCTTGTTTCATAAACAAATCCAAAACAATGCTTTACGAAAAACAAAGTGTTCGGATTTGCACCTTTTGGTGGAGATGAGGGGAATCGAACCCCTGTCCGAAAATCGCTTACCAAGGCTTTCTACGAGTGTAGCCGGTGTTTTTAAATTCCCGCCGCAAAACGCCCACGGGCAGGCTTTTTGCATTGGTAGCCTTTGATGCATGACCGGATACAAGGCTACTTTCCGGTTCACGTTCACCGCTGAATCGACGCTCTTTGCCGGACCGCGGTGCTTCCGGTAAGAACGCGCGCTGCTAATTAAGCAGCAGCGTAAGCAACTTTATTGTTGTTGTTTAATTTATAAAATGCGGATTTTCAAGCGGTTCCGCACCGCTACTCGCTTACCAGGGCTTACAATCCCCGTCGAACCCTTTACATCCCCGAATATAAAAGTATCTGTTACCGATGCTGCTCCTTTAAAGCGCGCTCCATTGTCCGCCTGGCGTCTTTCTCAGCCAGGTCGGCGCGCTTGTCATACAGCTTTTTCCCCTTGCACAGACCAACCTGCACCTTTACCCTGGAGCCCTTAAAATACAGCGAAATGGGCACCAGCGCATACCCGGCCTGTTTGACCAGGCCAAAAAGGCGCATAATCTCACGCTTGTGCATCAGCAACCTGCGCACACGCAAAGGGTCGCGGTTGAAAATATTCCCCTGGGCATAGGGGGTGATATGCATCCCGTTGATAAAAAGCTCCCCGTCTGTAATAGAACACCATGCATCCTTCAGGCTTACCCTGCCCTGCCGCAGCGACTTTACCTCTGTTCCGCAAAGCTCTATACCGGCTTCCATGCTCTCTATGACAAAATAATCGTGGTGCGCTTTTTTATTTTGCGCAATGGTCTTTACGCTCTCGCCTGTCAT